CCAAATTTTTCAGAGTCTTTAGGAATGACCACAAATGCAGTCAATTTGTTTTGGATCTTTTCTTCTTCGTTGAAGGCTTGTTTCAGTTGACCTTGAATTTCACCATTGATTTTGCCCCAAACAGCTTGTCCTGTCTGAGTTGATTGGAGGAATTTAAGGCGGATGCCAGCATTGCGCAATCCGATGTGTTGCAAGAGGGGGCGAGCTTTCACCATATCATCAAAGATACGGTCGATAGTTTCTTGTGGGAAGAGTTTCTCTACTCCCACAGGGGCAGTCTTGTCGATGTCGTTGAAGAATTCACGAGCTTCGGCAGTCAATTTAGCATCATAAGGGTTCATCGCTGAAACTTCCTCATGAGCAGCATGACGAGCTTGTTCCATCATTTCGTTAGTCATCGACTCGATCATTTCATTGTAGAGTTTCGCTTGTTCTTCTTGAGGTGCGCCATTTGATACAGCGTTCAAAAAGTTCTGACGAATTTCGTTGAATTTGTTTGATAATTGCATTGTCATTAGTATTTTTCCTTTCTAAAATGCAAAAAGACCGAACCCTTTCGGTACAGTCTCGTTTGTGTTATTTTCTGGGCTTTCTGGAATATTGAATTTTTTCTGTACAAATTCGCTATTTTTAAAAGTCTCACTTGCGATTTGTCGAGCTTCTAGCTTATTCGCTACAAGATCAGCGATTTTATCAACATCAGGAGTCATTGCTGACTTCATCTTGTCAATAAAATCATGTGGGATCATTGGAGTTTCGCTTGCAGCAAATGTAGGAGCAATTTCTCCAGCAAACATGATCCTGTCAGCAAATCCTTGATTTACTGCTGATTCAGCATCAAACCAGGTAGTCTTGTTCATCAGATCCAATAAATCATCTAATGCTTTTCCAGTTTTATCAACATAAGCATTTGCGATTGACTTATTAAAACCTTCAAGCACTCCAGCTTCATGAAGTAGAGTGTTGTGGTCTCCGTCAACTCGTGATGACACGTTATGGATCATGATTTGAGCAGTAGGGCTAATTTCTACGACATCACCGGCCATTGCGATAACGCTCGCTGCGCTTGCAGCAATTCCCACGATTTTAACAACTACTTTCCCTGAGTAGGCCCGTAATGCAGTATAGATTTCGCTACCTGCATATACATCTCCTCCCCCTGAATTGATGTGAACTTCGATGTCCTCACCAGTTTCCGGTAATACTACATTTTTAGGAGCGGTACAGTCCCAACCAAACCAATCATAAAGCCAAACATCATCGTTTGACACGATTGTTCCTTTAATCGGAATCACTTTCATCTTCTTTCTCACCTCCCTTCTCTACATCCTCACCAAGTTGATAGTTCTTAGTGATCAGAGGCTTGTCGCCCCACGGTACAGCTTCAAGACCAAGTTCCTCACGGACCTCATTGATAAGCATGGAACCAGAAGAAATCAGCTTGTCAATACTTTGAGCAAGAGAGAATTTATCTCTTTGTCCTTCACCGACAATGACAAGTCGCTTATTATCCTTGTACTCGCTTTTGCTTAGTAAAGCAAAGTTCAGACCATCGCTCATCTTCTTGACAAGCGACTGGTAGCAATAGCTATTAAACATCTTCTGACTATTTTCCAGGTTAGCCATGTCCCCATGCATCAGTGCAGTGGGAATCCCTAAGATGTCGGCTACCTCATCATCGAATTGCCTACGAAGCTTTTTCAACTCATCTACAGACAAATTCGATGTACCTGTAGTATTGGTTAGCTCAGAGTATTCCATTCCTTCTTGAGCTGGGACAATCGCTACTGTCTTGGTCGTAAATGATTTAAAGAGACCATCTGCATACCGTTGCATCTTTTCACGCTTTGATTCGTCAAAACTTGCATTCGTTCTGGTGCTAAGTACTCCACGAATCTGATTGTTTCGTGCAAGTGCTTCAACCAGTCGAGTGTGTAGTTTTTCATAATCGTTGAAGAGTTGAGTGAAATATTCTTGAAGACGATTGTTGTTGTATTGCAAGAAAATGACTTCATTCATCTTGAATGGTTTCTGGAAAGTATAGTTTTGACAGCTCACAGATGTGAATGTGTCATCGAACACAGCATATTTCTGTCGGATGTACGAGTCAGCAATCAATAACTGATCGTCATTCGACAGAAAAATTAGTACTTCGTTCTTGGTCAATAAGCGATAAACCGCCTTTTGCCAAAACTCAGAAGCTGATTCATTCTTATTGGGCCTTACATTTAGCAGATAATCCCAATCAGTAGCCTTCTTTTTCCCATTCTCAACAAATTTGAACTCAGATCTTGCAAAGATGCGGGCCACAAATTCAGCAGCCTTATCAATCGACAGGCTCTTTAGTTGCAGATTTCCAAAGATCCGCTCCAGCTCATCAAATTCAAAACTTGGTTCTGGAACTTCTCGCTTGAATAAATTTAGCCATCCCAAGGCACCTCCTCCTTTCTAAAATTTTATGCCTACCACCCACCCGGATCTTTCTTTTATCGTTTGAAGAAAGATTTTTTGGAGCGTTTGAGTTCCTTCTTGATTGATTCAAACTCTTTATTTGTTTGTTCGACATTTTGACCGCAAATATCTTCATGTCGTTTCACGGACTGGCTCAAAGTATTCAATTCAGCACTGATTGAACCAATCTTGTTCAATAGTTCCATGTTTTCTTTGCTTACTACAGCAAGCTCGCATTCAAGGCCTTGGATCTTTTGTTCGAGTTGTTGTTTCTTCTTCATTCGTTTGTTCATTTTGTTGTCCTTTCTAAAATTCCCAATCTTTGATCACATCAAGAAAGTCTCCAACAGTACTCTCCTGAATGATTTCTCTCTTGTAGAGAGCAGCAATAAAGGCATGGAAGCCGTCAGTCTTTCGTCTCAACGGTTCCTTTTTCAAAAATCTCTTGTTTCCGTCTTTGTCTTCTTTGACAAAGGTATTATCGGTATACCAGAGCATTGATTTGTCGTTTTCAAAAATGAATCTTTCATTCGCAAATCCATCTTCAATGATTGGAGCTACCTTCGACTGTATCGCTCCTGGATTTCGCAAGAATTCATATTCAAAATCAGCTTCTTCCAGCAATGGTTTTAGCAAGTCCATTCGAAATCCGTCTGCGCAGACAATTTCGATATTGTACAGCTTGCGCCACTGGATCAATTTATCAACAAGTAATCTTGGATCTATACTTGGACCGTCTACGATAGTGAAGAGTCCTTGCTCCTGCCATTCACGGATTGGAGCTTTGATTTTAAACATATCCAAAAATTGCTTTCTAGCAAAACTGTGTTGCTTCCAGATAAATTCATCACCGTTTTTAAAGAGTAGACCAACGCTGGCAAAGTCTCTGATGCTTGCGTAGTCGAAACCAGCGACACAAGATCTTCCTGAGAGATCTATGCCAGGGCTTCTCAATGCAGCCATTAACTTTTCACGAGTGGTCACATCTTTTTCGATGTCTGCTTCTGGCAGGTTCATCCGTTTTGTCATAAACTCTTGTCTGCCTGATGGTTCCAATTCTAAATCATCATAGTCAGCTTTCGTTCTAGCTAATAGACGTTTGGCATAAGGAGTTGTTTCATCAAGCATAGGATTCGCTTTGGGCCAGTTGCTCATATCGTCCACTTCTTCCGGATCATCCAACTTGCAGATAAACGGGAAAAAACGGAACTCATCAAGTTCACCATTCAAGATTTTCATTGATTTTTCAATCAACTTGTCGTAGAACCCTTCACGGACATGCCCATTGGTACCATTGTAGAAGGTACGAGCATGGGCAATCTTACCAAGCCCTGACCGCTGGATTTTAACAGCAGAGTCATTTTCGAACTGGTGAATTTCATCGAATTCAAGACAACCATCACGAGCCGAGTCCATTGTCTTCGGATTGTTCGTCCGATAAGAAAAGACCGAGTTATTCCCTCGGCCTGTAATAGACATCTTTGTCAAATAGTAATGATCTTCCAGTCCTCTTCTCTGGACAGTTTCATAAACTTCCTCAAATGATACCTTGCCTTGCTTCTCAGAGTTAGCTGTGATAGTCACATCGTAATCTCTTACAGGATAGAGAGGACTGATGAAGAATGCGTCCCGGCTGGACATAAAACCATTCTTCCCTCCCCCACGAGCAAGGGTCAGCAATATTTCATCAAATTGAGGTTCACCATCTTCTTTCCGAAAAAGAAAGATAAATGGCGTGACGAACTTTTGATACTTAGCCAGTGGAAAGAAATTCTTCTCGGTGAACTGGATATATTTCTCAATCAAATCATTGTCAAAATATAAATCATCCCTCGGATAGATTTTTTCCTTGATGATTTTGAATAAGAGTGAGCGTTCTTTGTTGACTTTGATTTTTCCTGATTCGGCAAGTTCGATGTATTCATCAATCAGAGGATGAGAAATCACAACAGATCACTTCCGTCCGATGGTGGTTTCTTCTCGACTGGTGAATTTTCAACCTCAAAGTCAAATGATCGCTCAATCGCTAGTAGCTGATTGCTGGTTGTATTGATTTCTTTGATTAACGAGTTCGCTTTTTGAAATCTTTGCTGACCGTTATGGACGGTGATGACTAATCCATCTTGTTTGAGTCGTTCTTTCAACTCATACAGTAAACGGACCAGATAGAGATAGCGATGAACTTTCTCATACTGAATCGCATCTTTCTTTCGTGTGCTGAAATTGCCAATTTTGGAAAGTAACTGATTTTCCAATTCTTTTATATTTTTTTCTGAGT